CCAATCTAAAGGATTTACACTAGCATTTGACATCCTAAAGTGTGGCATTTTTAATTTAGGGAATTTCCATTGAAAGTTTAAAAATCCTTTAATCTTATCAATAACGCCTTTTATTACATTCTTTGCAGCTTCAAATGGTTTTGACATAACATCTTTAATTTTTCCGAATACAGTTGATACAGTTGACATTATTGAATTAACTTTTTCACTTATACTATCTTTGATGGCAGTGAATACAGTTGTTATCTTTTGCCACAATGCTTGTGCTCCAGCTTTTATTTTGTCCCAGTTCATATATAAAGCTATCCCTATTGCTATTAAAGCAGTAATTGCAATTATAACTAATCCAATTGGATTAGCCATTAATGCCGCATTTAAACCAATTTGAACACCAGTTGCAGTTGTAGTAAATGCAGTATAAGCAGCCATTAATCCATTTATAACGCTTATTATTTTTAATGCAATAAAAGCACCTAGTAAACCTCCCAATATAGGAATTAATATATTAGAATTGTCGACAATAAACATTATTGCACCTGAAATAAAATTGAAAACACTACCAACTACACCTTGTATTTGTGGCATGTTTTCTAAAACCCAATTAAGCATTTCTGTAAGTCTAGGCATCAACTCTGCAACAATTTTATCTTTTGTTGCTCCTAGACTAGACTTAACATCTGCTAATGTATCTCCAAACACAACTCCACTTGCTATCGCATCTTCTGACATTACAATTCCAAGTTCATCTGCTCGAAGTTTTAGTTCTTCCATGCCATCCGAACCTGCAGCTAGAAGTGGCTTTAATTCAGTATACGATTTACCTAACAAGTCATTACCTATACTGTTTTTTAATGCCCCCTCTTCCATGTCTGCCAAAGAATACATTACTTCTTCAAAGGCTTGTTCAGGTGTCATAGTGGAAAGCTGTTGCATGGATATACCTAGTTGTTCATATGCACTTTGAGATGCCTTACTTCCATTTTGTGCATCAATCATAGTATCGGATAATTTCTTCATACCCACTTCAAGTTTTTCAATATCTGCACCACTTTGTCCAGCTGCATATCCCCAACGTTGAAGATTTTCAACTCCTATACCTGTTCTAAGACTTAGCTTATCCCATTTATCTGTAGTTTCAGCAGTTCCATTTGCTAATGCCATCAATCCACCGACTGCAGCAGTTGTCCCAGCTACTACAGCTGCTCCAATTTTTGCTCCTTTATCAGCTACATCTTGTAGGCTTGTTTTACTCTTCTTGCCTTTTTCATCAACCTTTTTCAAGGATTCTATAGCCTTTTTATCTTCAATAAGTATTGTGCCGAACAACCTAAACAGTTCCATTATTCACATCTCCTTTCCTAAAATACTTTTCTATTTCTAGAATTTCACTCATTATTTCATCTTCACTTCTATTGTCAATTTTAATTTTTTTAGGTTTAACCTTATCGTAAAACTCTTCAAAACTTTCATAAGTTTTTTTATCGTATAATGGATATCTAACTAACCACCAACGGTAGTAATATTCTTTAGTTTCTTCTTCTTGAGCCTTTACAATTAACTTTGTAGCACGTTTTAATGGCAGTTTTAATACATATTCTATATTCCCATATCTCTTTAGTAGCAAGTCCTCTATATACTCAATTTTGAGGTTGCTACCTACTTGAAAAAATCCTTAAAATCATCATTATTGAATAATTCTGTAAAAAAGTCTTTTATCTGTTTAGGTTTATATTTCTTAACTACTTCAATTTCTTCACCTGTTATATTAGATATAAACTCAATAATCTGTTTATCAGCCTTGTATAATTTTTTAATAAATAATAGTGCAACTTGTGCTCCAACTTTTTCTTGTACCTTATCATTTTTAACTTTTGCTTTATCTAATAACTCATTTAGATCTAATTGTATATCCATAACATCTATAATTTCACTCAACTTAAAAGTATCTTGTAATTCAAAACTTCTCATATACTCCTCCTACTTATAAAAAAATAAGAGGGAAATTAATCCCTCTATGCTGCAAATTCTACATTCCATGGTGGTGTGTCTCTACTTGTTTCATCATAACAAGCAGTAAATTCCAGTGACGGTACTACCTCATTCTTATCTTCTAATGTCCATTCAAGATTAGACATATTTAAAGCATCTTTAATATTAATAGTAACTGCTTTACCATCTTTAGTTTTTCCTACCCACTTAACATCATTGTAATCACCTTCTGCAATTATAAGTGTAGATGTCATAGTGTTTTTAGTTGGTAATTCTACTACATCCGGCTTAATGCTCATACCTGGATAATATTTTGTCATGTCTGCGGCGGTGAAGAGCTCTAAGGCATTAACTGTTAACTTTGCTACTTCGGTGTCTATTACAATTCTACCTTTAACAGGTCCTCTGTCTCCATCAGCTTCGATATTTCTCATTTCTCTTTCTACTACAAAAGCACTCCCACCACGTGTAAGACCTATTGGTGTACTTCCTACTGTTACAACTCCATAGCCTAATAAGATTTTATCTGCTGTTGCCATTTTATCTACTTCCTTTCTATTTAAAGTATGCTCGTACCACATATCTAAGGTTAATAAGATGTGTAGTGATAAGCTCGTCAGGTGTTATATATTGTCTTTGTTCTCTATCGAAGTATAAGTTTAATTTATCTGTATTTATTATTCTTTGATTTAGTCCAGATGGTTGTGCTTGATTACCATTACCATCAATTAAATCTGCTAAGTCTTCCATTCCTCTTACAGCCTTATTAACATCTTCATATATATCGATATTTACATACAAATCCTCACTGGGCATAGTATTTACTACACTTTCAACCTTATAAATGATATAAGGAAATACAGGTGATTTAGGTGCTTTATTGCGATACACTCTTGTATGTTTTGTTGCTAAATATGCTAATACTTCATCTGCTACTAAGTTAATATTCACATTATCACTCCTTCTTTCCTATTTCATCTAAGGCTTTTTTAATCATATCTTGTATAAGTTGTGCGTTTTTAACTACAACTGGCTTGATTGGATCATTGTTTCTTAATACAAAAGGTGCATAAAATATTTTAAATCCTATTTGTAAATCCTTTTCTTTTTTTCTTGCCCAATACCCTAATGATTTTTTTAATCTTCCTGTTCGTTTCGGTACATTAGTCCTTATTTCTTTAACTAAGTTTTGTCCTAAAATATTTAAAACTTTATATGGTGTTTCTTGAATTTTAACGCCAACGTTGTATATATTTGATTGAAATGTGAAGGGTTCACGTTTTCTAGCCATTATACTTCGCTCCCAACATAAGAAGTTACTGTAAGCTCTGTCACTTCACCTTTGTCATAAGTTCTAATTATTGAATATTCTTTGCCTTGATATTTTACTTTTTCATCATTGTTAAATTCAAATGAATTTATTTCAAATATCAACTCTGGTTTTAAACCTACATTAGCTGCCTGGTAAAATTCACTTTGCCTTACAGATTTTTTATTAGCAAATACTTGTCTATACACCATACTTTGAATAGGCTCGCCATAGTCAATAACCTCGACCATATTCCCTATTTCAATTACTTCTTTCCACATTAAACCACCTCAACTGTATACTCTTGTGATAATGTTAAATGTGTTTTTAAGCTTATATAGGATGTCATGTATTTCTCACTGTCTTTATTATCAAGTCCAAAATTTGCTTTACAGTATAGGATTATCGCTCTTTTAATTAACATATCTGAATCTAAAAGTTTATTTTCTAAAACACCACTTAGAATTAAATCAGCTTTAGCACTATCAATTAAATCTTCAATTTCTGCGTCTAATAGTGTAGTAGTTATTCTTAAGGTTTGTTTTATATCGTCTAGTAGAGCCATTTAATCACCTCAAAAAGAAAAAGCGGTATAGTAACCGCTTTAAATTATAATAATGTTTTTGTTATAGTAACTAAGGAATTTTTATCAACTACTTTACCATCAACTAACATTATAGCTTTAGTTACTTGATCGTCAGTATCGTTGTCCTCATACTTTTTAAGAGTTATGTTGTAGTTTGTATTTAAAACATAATCCTTAAAATTGAATAAGAAAGCTACAACTGTATCTGCTTCAACGGTTGCAGTTAAGTTAGGCATGTACTCATTTAAGACTACTGTTCTGCCTAATAATGTTCTTTCAGGCTTACCAGCTATACCATAATTGATTCTAGCAATAGGTTGTTTTTGACTATCTACCATGCCTATAAATGACATGAATGTTTTCTTAGTCATGCACCATACTGCTTCACTCTCATAAGCTAGCGGTAAAGCCGCTTCAGCATCTACTAATACCTGATATGATGCTTTTTCTGCAGCTGCAATATTAACATTTTGTCCCTCAACTACTGTTTCTTTTAAAATTCCTTTTGGTTGAGTAGTACCATCACCGTTGAATATTGATTGTTCTAATGCTTTTGTCATAGCTTCGGTAATATTATTTATAATAGCAGCTTCAAACACTCCTAGAGTAGTTGTAGCAACTTCTAGTGATACAGAAACTGCACATCTAAGCTTGAAATAATTAAAAGTAATAACTCCGGTAGTCTTTTTCTGTTTATCAGATGTAGAACCTTGACTTACCCATGTTGCTACTGGTTTAACTGTAGATAGTGGGATTGATAAACCACCTTTGTATGATGTTCTAGTTACAAGCGGCAAGATCATGCCTGTTGATTCTAATTTTTCAATTATTTTTTCTAATACTGTTGTAGGTATTACTGAACCTACATCCCCAGTAACAGTGTTTGCATCAATATTTAAAAATTGATTAGGAATTGCAGTTCCTTTTAATACATTGTTCATAAACGCTTTTCTATAGTCTAAACTTGCAAACATATCATCATTTGCTACATTGTTAGTACTGTCTATTACTACTGTTCCGACTGGATTCACTCCTTTATTTTGAATATTTGTTACTTGACTATTATTTTTAAATTTTGCATTTAAATTTGCTTGTGCTAAATTAAATTCTTCTGTTTCATTTTCGAATTTTTCAATTTCATTCATTTTGGATTCATAACCTTTAATATCTTTTTTATTGTTTAAAAGCTCCTTTGCATCATTTAATAAGTTTAAATATTCTTTTTCTTGTTCTGCTGACATTTTAATTTTCATTATTAAACACTTCCTTTTCTTTTTTATTTATATTATTGTTGTAAAGCATTGTAAATTTTTCATTTAACTTTTCATTTTCTTGCAATAAAAAATCATCCTTATTCTCTTGAATTGGATGATTGCTCTTAGGATTAAAATTTTTAAATTTTTTTAATATACTATTATCTAATTTCTCTATACTATTACAAAATGCACTAGCATTATTTTTTAATGAATTAAGTAAATTATTGTCTACTTTTTCATCAGAATACATTACCTCATCAACAAGACCTAATTCTAAAGCTTCATCAGCAGTAAGCCATGTCTCTGCATCCATAAGCTTATATGCTTCATCTTCACTCATTCCGGTTTTTAAGATATAAGCATTAGCAATAGTTTTATTTGCTTTCTTCAAAACTTCTACACTATGCTCCATATCTCTATAATCTCCACTTGTTGAGGTTGATACATTGTGTATCATTATTTCTGCTAATGGAGACATTTTACACTTTCCAGCCGTAGCAATTACTGATGTTATACTTGCACACAATCCAAGTATTTCAATTGTTACTTCTCCACTGTATTTTTTTAACTCATTGTAGATTTCAAAACCTGAAAATATTTCTCCACCACCACTATTAATTTTAATAGTGACCGGTTGACCATTTGCATTTCTTAATGCTTTTGTTATTTGATGTGGTGATGTAGCTTGAATACCATACCACTCATATAACCACTCATTGCCACTTGGTACAATCTCACCTTTTATATCAATGTATATCATTATTATTCACCCCCTTTCACAACTGCAGTGTCTAATCTACGTATAGGAACATCTCCACCTTCTACCGGTGCCAATCCTCCTAGTATATTTCTCCATTCATTTGGAGTTAAAGCTCCTCTATCAACCATTTGCAATAAATTCAATTTCGTTGACATACTTGCATATTGTAAATTACTAGCTTCAAAAATAATTGAATTACCAAAACCTCGTTCTCTCCTATTAAATAATTTTCTAGTATATTCTCCACTCATTTGCATTGCTAAAGGTTCGATTTCTGCTTCATAGTAAGAGTTCCAACCATCTTCTGTATAGTCAGATTGAACTATCTTACTGTTTGTACCAAAGAATGAATATATTCTTGAAGTTGTTCTATCCATTTGAATTGCATTAGGAACATAGTCATTAGGTGTAACTTGCTTTGCATCTACTTTCATATCAACACCAGCAGCACCACCAGCATTTTCGATAGATAAAAAATTATCTGTAAAATCTTGTGTTTGTTTTTTAATATCATCTGGTCTTAGAGTTTGATTAAACTTAAGCAGCCACTTAATTACATTTGAATTTTTAATAGCTTTAACTA